ACATTTCCTCCAATAGCGGGGAGCAGGAGGTAATTCTTCCCAGAGGGGCTCTGTTTGTTATACGGAGCATTACCCGGAAGCCCCAAAATAATACGTTTGAGGCTCACGTCGATATGGTTGGAACTGATCCGTACTCCCTTTCCCATAAAGGGGTACTGTACCCGGGAGCAAAGAAATGAACTTCTACTCAGTTTTGAAAGGAGCACCCAAAGTCCCGTCCTCCTTGGCCCCAGACGAAGATTCTGGGTCAACAGGGACACTACTGCCCTCTCAGTGCTATAAGTGCAAGCACCTTAACAGGGACACCCTTGTGACGTGTGCTGCGTTCCCGGACGGCATTCCCTTGGTTATCCTGACTGGGGAGTACGATCATACCTTCTGGTTTGATTTTGACGGTGTAAGTGATGGTGGGGTAACTTTTTCCGAGATGACTATTGACAATCCCCAGGAATCCGGTACAATATAGTCATAGAGTATAGGAGGAATCCATGGCTATCGACCTGTCCAAGTATTACGAGTACGAGCCCAAAGAAGTCTCACAGAAGCAGACTTTCGAGGACTTGGCTGCTCTCAAAGTGAAGCCGGAAGAAATTCCGAATCTCAAGGAACGTGCTGCCTACATCAAGTTTCTGGAGACCTTCGATGCCGACGCTGAGTGAGATTCTGACGGGAGTAGCTGTCGGTGACGCCATCGGTAACCCGTGGGAGTTTTCCAAGAGGGGGCATACCCCGTCCGAGGTTCTGTCTAGTTCCCGGAAAGGACCTCTGGTAGTTTCAGACGACACCCAGATGTCGCTATTCTGCGCGGAATCCCTGTCACTGGCAGCCGCCCATTCCAGTATAGACGCATTAGTGGCTTCCCTAACTGCTGGGTATCTTAGGTGGTATTTCACTCAGCAGGTCCGATACTCCCCCAAGTATTCTTTCGGGCTGCTTAGATTCGCCTCTCTGTACGACAGACAGGCCCCCGGCATGACGTGCATGGCGTCACTGCGGACTCTGCACACTGGTAAAGAGGTATCCAACAACTCTAAGGGCAATGGTACGGTCATGCGCTGCGCCCCTATCGCAGTGTGGGCAAAAGCCAAAAGAATCTCCCCTACGTCAGCGCAATTGTTGTCGCGGCGTGATGCGGAGATTACCCACAAGCATCCTTACGCTGCTGAGTCCTCCTCGCTGCTGGTAGGAATCTACCTGCGGTTGTTCAGTGGGACGCCTTTCCGTGTTGCGGTGGCACTAGAAGTGCAGTCGCAAGTAGAGGCGGGGTTGGTGTCATGGCCGGTAGCCGCTTTGTGTCTGGCGGCAGTTGATCCCTGCCTGAATTTCTCTGAGTTCTCAACTCGGCACACTTCCTTCATTGCGGAAGGTACGTTGGCAGTTGCCTTGGCAGCGGTAGCAAAGTCAGCGTCCTTCCTTGAGGCGGTTGTATTGGCAGCATCAACTCCCGGGGATTCGGATACCATTGCTGCGGTAGCGGGGGGGCTGGCGGTAGCAGTTGGCTACAAGGTCCCAGCGAAGTACTCCTCCCGGCTTAATGTTGCCCCGGTCCTTGACTACATGGAAAAGACGTACCAGTAGCAATTAGAGAAAATCTCGACTAGAATGGCCCCAAACTGTGGGGCCATTTTTTCGAGGGTAGCAACCATGCCATTAGTCATCAAGGATGAGAACGAGGAGCTACGGATAGTTTGGGCAGAAGTTTATGCCCCAAATCGCCCTGACTCAGACGGGGAGTTCATGGACGAGCAGGGTGTCCGTGATATGGCGTACAACTTCATGCGCGCCAAGAAGCTTGATCAAGTTGACCACGCTCACAGTAACGAGCTAGTGGAGGGGGCTCATGTCGTGGAGTCCTTCATTGCTCGGAAGGGTGACCCCTTGTTCATTGAAGGGGCGTGGGTGGTGGGGGTGCATATTCCGACTGACGATGACTGGGAGAAGGTAAAGACCAAGAAGTGGAACGGCTTCTCAGTCGAGGCAAATGTCAGTAAGGAACTGGTTGAGGTCGAGATTGACATCCCCCCGGTGATTCACGGCACAACTTTCAAAGCTGATGATGGGCACCAGCACACGTTTTACGTGGCCTATGACGATAACGCCAAGTTCCTTGGGGGTCGGACAGACGTGGTGAACGGGCATTTTCATACCATCAAGCGAGGGACGATCACCGATGAAGTAGATGGTCATGCCCATACCTTCTCCCATGTGGAAGACTTGTTCATTCAGGAGTAACCATGTTCCAGAAAATTTTGAAGGGTGCGCCCTACGGCAACAAGAATGCGGCTGGCCCTCACGGTAAGGCTAAGGCCCCTGCTTATCGTCACCACGCTGGGGCCAGCATCGTGGATGGGCTGGATGCCGTCATCCCCGGGAAGCTCAAGATGGGGAGGAACATGATTGACGGTCATCCGGTGGATGCTCTGGGCGGAGACGGAGCAGAAGGGGTTGATTTCCGTGCGGTGGATGGGGACGCTGCCACTGGAGCCATCAAGTACTTGCGTAAGCTGGGGTTTCCAGTTACTCGTATCGGCACCGCCCAATTCACTGTCGGAGGCAAGGTGTCCAAGAAGTCTGAGGATGACGACACGGACGATGACAAGAAGAAAAAGAAGAAGCCAGCCTCCTCCTGCAAAGACGAAATTCAGGAAGGATTCTTCCAGATTCTTAAGGCTAACCCCCTTGGGATCAACCAATACACCAAAGGGGGCAAAGCCGGGAGTGCTCGAAAAGCACTGAACGAGATGCCCGGGATGACTTCCCCTACGGTAGTCGACGGTAACTTGACCTCCTACAGCCATCAGAGGATGAGCGGGTCTGCGTTGGACGATGCAACGGCAGCAGTCGAGAAGCATCTCTCCGATTCCGGGTTTACGAAGGCCAATGGTGCGTACAAGCATTCGGACGGAACAACGGCCCATGTTACCCAGACTACTGGGGGGATTGCTGGTGCCGGAAAGTGGGTAGCTGTCACGGCCTCAACAACGGCCAAGGAGCGTGCGGTGGCTGAGGCCGATCTGAAGAGGAAGCCCCCGAAGCGTACTGGGTATCTCGGGTAGGCAATTAACTGCACTGATTTGTTGCTATAATGCGTCCTGTTTGGTAAAGTTGTAGCAACGTGGAGACACCCCAATGCCTAAAGTACGAGTTATGGCCGGAAAGATGAGTAAAGGCGATGTGTCTTTCATCTCTCTGGTCGAGCGGGGCGCTAATCGTATCCCTTTCAAAGTCATCAAGCAGGAGAAATCCATGAACAAGTTTGCAGGTATCGACCTCGGCAGTATCTTCGGTGTTCGCAAGGCGGAAGCCCCGGCCCCCAAGGTTGTGGCTATTGTTTCCTTGGCTGGGGAGGGGCTGGAGTCGATCACCCAGCAAATCGAGCAGGCGGGCTTCTCGGTAGCTCACATGGACGAGCAGGATGATGGATCGGTCGTGTTCAAGCAGGAGGACGGTGATCTTGACTTGGAGGGGGCGTCAGTTATCCGCATGAGCGAGCATATCGCTGTGGTTACCAAGGGGTTCCGTCCTTACTACATGGATGTGGCGGTTGCCCCGGGGCCGGAAGACGGGGGCAAGGAGGAAGTCTCGTTTGCAGACGCTTGCGCGGCCCGAGGGTTCTATCCCGGCATTCGCACTGCACTGGAGGTCATGAGTTCCAAGATCGAGTACTTGGTGGCCGAGGCAGCGAGCCCGCAAGACGCGAAGGCTGCTGTGGCCAAGTTGTTCTCGGAGGCCAGTGCCTACGTTACCTCCTTCGTGGACGCTCTGCCGGCCAAAGCCTTCAAGCTGGAGAAGATCGAGCCCATGATCGCCGCCGATGCGACCGATGACGACCCCTCCGGTGCCGCAGGAGCCGAAGACGGAGGGTCCCCGGGGGCTGGGGAGGGGGTGCAGAAGGACGAAAACGCGGGTGCCGTGGAGACGGAGGGGCACGAGACCCCCGCTGGAGACCCTGCTCCCGATGTGACCACGGACACGGCTACCAAAGCAGAGGACAAGTCCTTGACCGCTGAGGATGTTGCGCGTATTGTTTCGGACCAGATGGCAGTCGTTCTTGACGGCGTTGCCAAGAAGATCGAAGGGGCAGTGGCCCCGGTGATGCAGGCGGTTGGAGAGGTAACTGCGTCCCTCGCCGACGTTACTGGCCGGATCGAGAAAGCGGAGGACGAGGTGGCTGCGGCCAAGGAAGCCTTTGCTGGGAACGTGCTACTGGGCTCGGAAAGCGATGATCCTGCTGCCCAGCCCGCGAGAAAGAGTGAGATGGGAGTACATGGCCGCGACATTGATACGGCCTACATGAACGTGCGTAGTCGCCGCAGCCGTTGATCTACCCAAAGCATTCACCCTCAAGGAGAGTTTTCCATGTCGTCCAATTCCAATCTGATCCAAAAGGCCGATCTCGCTCTGGCTGATCTGGTGTCCAACGGTGGCCTCGTCAATCCCGAGCAGACTGACCGCTTCATCCAAATCCTGATCGACTCCCCGACCCTGCTGAACAGTGCCCGCGTCGTCACCATGAACGGCCCCCAGAAGAAGATCAACAAGATCGGCTTTGGCAGCCGCATCCTGCGCCGCGCTACTTCCGCTACCCCGCTGGCCGACAATCAGCGTGCCAAGCCGGACCTCGGGCAGATTCAACTGAACTCGCAAGAGGTCATCGCCGAAATCCATCTGCCCTATGATGTCATCGAGGACAACATCGAGGGCGGGCAGATTGGTTCCGCCATGGGCCAGTCCGCTGGTGGTCTGCAAGACACGCTGGTGACCCTGCTTGGCAACCGCGCCGCTCTGGACTTGGAGGAGCTTGCCATCGTTGGCGATACCCTGTCCGGTGACGACTACCTGTCCATGGCGGACGGGTTCCTGAAGAAGGCAACTTCCCATGTCGTGGATGCCCAGGGCGCTACCCTGACCAAGGACCTGTTCAAGGGCGCGATCAAGGCCATGCCTGACAAGTACCTGCGCGTGCGCGGGGACAACTCGTTCTTCGTGTCCGTGGACAACGAGACCGAGTACCGGGATACCGTTGCCAATCGCGTGACTGGCCTTGGCGACGCGGCTCTGGTGTCGGCTTCGTCCCTGTCGGCCTTCGGCTCGCCGATTCAGGCCGCGCCCCTGATGCCGAATGCCAATGCGTTGTTTACCAACCCGAACAACCTGATCTTCGGCATCCAGCGCCGGATCAACATCGAGTACGACAAGGACATCCGTGCGCGGAAGTTCATCGTGGTTCTGACGGCCCGGATTGACTTCCAGATCGAGGAAGTGGATGCCTTGGTCAAGCTGGTCAACATCGGCTAAGGCAGACCGCAGTTAAACCAAGGGGGCCAGTAATGGCCCTCTTTCTACTCAGGAGATGGGAATGTCGAGAATCTACAATCTGGTAGGGTGCAAGACGTATGTTGTTGCTTCCATGGTTTTCGTGGAGGGGAAAACGTACACCGAGGAGCAACTTGGGCCGTTGGTTACCGCCTCGCTGGATGGAGGGGAAACCCTGCTCTTTGCGGAGGTTACGCCCCATCCCGAGGGAACAGAGGCATCCCAGCCGGTTGAGAGCGCCATCCCGGAGGCCCCCGTCCCGGCAGGAAAGAAGCTTACCTTCAACAAGAAGGGGGCTCCCAAGACTACCGCTGACCCTCCGGCTGCTCCTCCCGCTCACAGTGGGGGAGATGATGAGCAGGCTCCCGAGGAGGGAGAAATCGCCGTTTAGCCACCTGTGGCACATCAAGCCCCCTACGCGGGGCTTTTTGTTGTAACATGGCATGGCAGTATCCTATAGCCCGACCACAAATCCAGTAGGAGTAAGACCATGACTATGCAAGCTATCCCCAACCAGTTCAGCAAGGGCGGTTCCAACCTGACTGACGGTACCCTCAAGGCCATCCTGACCGAGCTTCAGGGCCTCCGCGTCTCTGTTTTGCAAGGCGCTGCGGCTGGGAGTAAGATGGACCTCGCCGCCATTCGTGTGGAGGACACCATCCTGTCCGCCATCGTTTCGGACAATGCGGCCCCCGGAGCCCTTGCCGACGATGCCGCGAACCTTACGATTCAGGCAACCAAGGCATTCGGGACGATCACCATTAGCGGTAACCCCGTGGATGGTGAGACTCTCAACGTCAACGGGACCACCTACACGTTCAAGACGACCCCCACGTTGGGGACCCATGTCAAGATCGCCGGCACTGTTACCGCCATGGCAACGGCCCTCAAGACCGCGATCAATGCCCATGAATCCCGGAACATCGAGACCTTCGGCGCAACCGGCAAGAACACCCCGCAGGTGGTTGCCACCTCCAATGCTGGGGTCGTGACGGTAACTGCTGTGGCTGATGGTGTCGCCGGCAATGCCATCGTGTTGACCGAGGCGGCTACCAACGTCGCTGTTACTGGGGCCGGCACCTTGACCTCTGGCACTGATACCGGAGGCATCAAGTCCACGACGAACCTCACTGGCAAGTCCGTGGTCCTGTACTGGTACAACAAGAAGTAAGCGGCTGGCCCCATGCAACTGATTGAGTTGAAGTATTTGCGAGACCGGATGCTCCTTGAGGATCGTTCGGAGATCAACGATGTCTTGAAGTCATCTCTTGCTGGGGCCATTCCGTGGCTTGAGACAGTTCTGCAAACGTCCTTTGATAAGGGCACGGCCTCTGACTTGTTCTCTATCCCAACCGGCACGGAGAAAGTGCTGGGGTTTTACCACCTGAAGCTCACCAAGGGCTTTGTGCGGGGGTCCCCGGCTCCTGTGGTAGCCACTGGTTACGATTTGTCGAGCGTCTCCGGGGACCTCTACCCCTCGTGCATTATGGACGCAGAGCGCGGCTTCCTGTACGTTCCCGAGGCATCAGATTTAGGGTGCATTCGGGTCTCCTACGATTATGGGTTCCAGACCCCGAGCGAAGTTCCGACGTGGCTGCGGGAGTTGGCCTTGTGCTACACCATCAAGGTCCTGTCGATGCACCAGATCAATGACCGTAAGGAAGAACTGTCCAAGGTGTATTCCTTTGTTGATCAGCATTCCACGACCATTGCCGATAGCCGTCTTCGGATGTCTGTTTCGGCCATCTCTGCGATTGGGGCATGAGACTCAGCGTATCCATCCCGGAGGGTAACTTCGGGACCATCATGGGCAAGCTGCTGGCGGCTTTGGACGAGACCAGCATTTTGGATGAGGCGCAAGCGATGTTGCTCAATCGCCTTCGCACCAGATTTTTAGCTGAGGAGGGACCAGACACTAAATGGGTTCCGTCCCAGCGCGGCCTGATCCGCAAGGCCGGGGGCTTTACCTATCGGAATGGGAAGAGATACACAGCAACTGGGACCCTGTACGAGACTGGAACCTTGTTTCATTCTATTCAAGCGCACGCTGCTGGACAAAATGCCAGAATGATTTCCACAGACGTGCCCTACGCGAAGTACCTGCATAAGCGGTGGCCATTTTTGGGGTTCAATCAGGACGATGCAATTCTCGTTGAGCGTCTTATCCAGAAGCGTATCAAGGATGCCTTGGCGTGAAAAACCCAGCCCAAGAATGCGTTGACGACATTGTTCGGCATATTGGATTCGTCCAAGAATTTGTGTCGAAGCGTTGGACCATAGTTTCTGCCGACGATTTGTTCAATAAGTCGGTGGGACTCCCGTTTCCGTGCGCTGGGGTTGTCTACGAGGGCCTTCGGCCTAAACAGTCCCCAGAGGGAACAGGCATCGTTGCGGATTTGAACTGCGCGATTTATCTCCTTTACCAGTCTGGAAGTATTGGGAAAGTGGATAACAAGCCTATGGCCGTATTGCTTCTGGACGACATCCGTAACAAGCTGAAGGGGGTACGTTCTCCCTCAGGCCATAAGTGGGTGTTCCGGTTTGAATCTCCGGCAGAAGACATGCACAAGGCGTTGGTGTATTATCAACGCTGGAGCACAACTGTGATTTTGTGATGGGTGTCGATAGCAAGTAGTGGCCCCCGCCATCGTTCGGGCCTATGTTAAATAACTGAATTAAGGAGCACTATCATGGCATGGGAAACCGTAAGCCGTTACTTTTCCGGGCAGGGAGTCTGCCTCGCCGGAGACACCGATGTTGATGGAAACCCCATTGGTCTGGACCCGCTTGGGAACGTGTCGTCCCTCCAGATCAATATCGGTGTGTCCAACTTCGAACACAAGGAAAGCCAATCTGGTCAGCGCGGCGTCGACAAGCGTATGCAGAACGAGATCAAGGCGTCGATGCTGGTCAACATGGAGAGCTTCATCCCGGGCAACATGGCCATCGCTCTGCGGGCAACCAACCAGAAGAAGACTGCTTCTTCGGTGACCGGAGAGGCTTCCAAGGTCTATCTGGGAAAGGTGATGCCGCTCAAGCACGCCAAGGTTTCGACGGTGGTCATCAAGAAGGGTGCTTCCACTTTGGTGGCTTACGCCCCCGGAGACGCCCCCGGTGACTGGGACTACATGCTCAACGCTGATGCCGGTTCCGTGATGTGGGCAACCACGGTGAACACCGTTGGTCTGGTCGATGAGGACGACGTTACCATTGACTACGCTTACGCCGCGCAGTCTCATGTCCAACCGCTTACCGTTGCTGCCCCGGAGAAGTTCCTGCGTTTCGAGGGCCTCAACACTGCCGAGGAAAACAAGCCGGTTGTCGTGGAGGTTTTCCGCTGGGCTCCCGACCCGTTGAAGACGCTCGACCTGATCAACGAGAACCTCGCCGCCATGAACAGCGAAAGCTCCATCCTGATGGACACGCGCCGTCCCGTTGGCGAGTCCAAGTTCTTCCGTGTCCTGATGGTGGACTAACCGGGGGTCGGCAATTAACTGCACGAGGCCCCTCACCCGGGGCCTCTCTGTTTCTAGTGTGACGGGAGACAAAGATGATTGTGTTGCGAGACCTTCTACCCGCTGTGGCCAGCGTTACCATTGGCAGGACCCAAGTGGAAGTCTTCGGGATCGGGTTAGATGATCTCGGAGTTCTTCTGGAGAAATATGAAGAACCTTTGAAGGGAATCTTCAACGAGACCCCCGGCAAGAATCAGGAGGTCGATTTTACGGGCCTTGCCAAGCGGTGGCCGGAGTTGGTCACTGATGTCATTACGGCAGGGCTTCGGGTACAGGGGCAGGAGGAGGACGTTAAGCGTATCCCCCTTACAACGCAGTTGGAAATCCTGAAAAAGGTGTGGGAGCTAACGGTCGATGACCCAAAAAAATTGACCACGATGTTGAGAGGACTCGCAGACGCCGCAAGTCGGCTGCGGAGCGACCTAAACGCCTGAGTGAAAGCCTCGCCTCTGGCGTGGAGTTCCTCATCTCAGCAGGGTATCCCCCGGACTTCGTGTTCAAAATGACCCTGCGTCAATATCGTGCATACTTGCGGTTGGCTTGGGAGCGTACTCGGGACGGTATGGCAGCAGTGGCATCGGGAAGCCGAATGGCTTATCATGCAGAAGACAAAGCGTTCCAGAAGTATATTGACACCCTTCTTCTAGGCTAGCACCATGGAATCAATCATTGACATCCTGCTCCGAGTAAAAGACGACGCGGGGGCAGTCATATCCAAGGTTGCGAAAGATGTAGCTGACTTGAGGTCCTCCGCTGCTACCATCCCCGGGGGAGCAACTGTTTCCAGCCTTGGATCGGCTGCTGCGACGGCTGGGAGCCAAGCTGCACAGGGGGCTAAGGGACTTCAATCCATGTCGGAGGCGTCCCGTGGTTTGATTGGGGACGTAGGAAGCCTTAAGGCATCCCTTTCGGGTCTTTTGCCCGCCCTTGCTGGTGTGTTGGCCTTGTCCCAACTCAAGGGGCTAGCAGACGTTGGCGCTCGTATCCAGATGGCTGGGACGGTTCTTGGGGTGGTTGCCCAGAATGCCGGCATCTCCAAGGGGGAGATCACTAAGCTCGACAAGCAGGTGCAAGCCCTTGGAATTACGGCAGAGGATTCTGCCAAGTCTTTGACTCAGTTCATCCAAGCCGGTTTGGGGGGAATCAGGAACGAGTCTATTGGCAAGATCAAGGAACTGGCAAGGGCAGCCCAAGACTTGGCCGTTGTATCCGGGGGTAACTCCTCTGATACCTTTGCCCGGATGATCGTCAATATCCAGCAAATGGACACCATGGGCATGAGGTTCATGGGGATCAATGTCAACATGGAGAGGGCAACCGAGAGGTTCGCTCGCCAGATTGGGAAGACGGCAGCGGAGTTGTCTGACGCCGAGCGTAAGCAGGCATTCATGAATGCCACTCTGGTTGAGGCGGCGAAGCTTACGGGGGCCTATGAAGCGGCCATGGGGGATGCCGGGAAGCAACTAACGTCCCTTCCCCGGCTACAGAATGAGCTACGGGCATCAATTTCTGAGGGGCTTCAACCTGCCTACTCTGCCTTGATAGTTACCTTTTCCGATTTCCTGAAAGAAGCGAAGAAGATCGCAGACACGTGGAAGGCGGCGGGAGACGGGGGTCTTGTGTTTGGGGATTCTGTCAAGAAAGTGGCAGTTGTCATCAAGGAAGTTTCCCTGTTCTTGGTGGATCATGCGGGCCTCAT